TTGCCATACTGCTGAGCCCAAGATCCGCACAAAGGATTCACATTAAAGTCCATCGAAAGTATTATAGGCAGATTCGGATTGTAAACGGCTGATTCATTAACGTGTTTATCGTCATCATAGTTGTAAAGAAATGGATTAACAACCTGTTCGGATTGCCCCCAATCACCGCGAATGTTTACAATGTCAGCGTTGATGTTCCCGGCTGCTGACTTAATCAATGTTTTCAAATACTCCTGATGATCAATAAACTCATTATCCAAGTAAGTTGAACGCGATAATAAAGCCTCACCCTTATAGTCAGGATGTAACTCATGCGGATTCAACTCATCAAAGAACGTATGCCTTAACCAATGATCCTCACGAACTGGATTGAAGCTCATCGCGAATTGTAAGTAAGTTGCCTCAGGTGATCTTAACAATTCATTTAATGCTTTGAAATCGCCTAACTCACCTTTGTTTATTTCATCCCACCAAATAGCTGTTATGCTATCAAGACCTTTTGTTTTCTCCGAATCGTCCATTCCTTTCGGGATTAACGTGTTATCGTTAGCAGGATTCACAATTCGATAATCACCATCGTAAAACTTCAATCGATCATAAACTCCAATTCGTTTTGCAACACGTTTAAACCCGGCAAACTGCTGATCTCTAATGTTTGAAAACTCTTTGTTGATGTATGCAAGTTTGAAGTAATAAGGCTCGAATAATTCAACCAAGTACTTTAGATAGAATGTATCTGTTTTGCTCGAACCACGACCTCCGTATGCAATAACATACCTATCCCACGAATGAAGTATATCATGGAACTTTGTTGAGTATGCTGAATTATCAATCGTTATTCGCAAACTTTTGACCTTTGATGATTATTTCAGATTCACCAGAATGCTTGACTTCCGTTTGTTCGGATAAGCCCTCAACCCTTGCTATAATGTTTGGATTTAGAAATCCAGCTGCTGATCCCGAAACATTCCAAGATGTAATACAAGCCTCTATACGCGATATGATTTGGGTATAATCTTGACCTTTTCTTTTTAATTCCGATATTGAGTTCCATTCCGAATAACCGCAAACAACTGCAAATGCTGGTTTTAACATCGGTCGCATCTTTCTTTTGAATACTTCATCTCCATCTTTACCAACCCAATTTTGCTCAAGTAAAGGATTTAATTCTACCCATTCTGCATATTGCAAAAAGTTAACCCATAAAGTTTCAGGATTTTTAATTATAGAATCCTTTCCATGCTTTAATCTAAGATTCCAAAATTGATTTCCTACTGGAGCAGCCATACGAAAATATTACTCACAAAAGTACGCAAAATTCCAATTAAAGTTTCTTTTCGAATTTTTCGATCGCTTGCCTAAGTTGATCAACCTTTTCGCAAGTGTCCAAGTATTCACGATATAACTTAGTAAGTTTAATCGGAATCGGCTTTGCTTCCGGAACATCAACCTTTATGTCAACGATGAACGGCTGATCAGGTTTGCCGAAATACTGCTGAATAAAAAAGTTTACCGAATAACTTGATAGCTTATGAGTGATCGAAAGTTCTGTGATCGAAGTATGATTGCAGATGAAGTCCTCTAGCATCGCTCCAACTCGTGCGTATCGTTCTGGACTATTGATTTTGAATTGATTAACTGTAATGTGAAATGCCATGTTTTTATGATTTTAGTGTTGTTTAAAATTCGGGTTCGTCTTTATCGACTTCAAAGAAACTTGATGCCGCCATTGGTTTATATTGATATTCTTGAGGTTGATTGTCTGAGTCAAAGAAACTGCTCATTGTTTTATTGTGTTTAAATTCAACAGTTCCGACCGATCCTTGCCGATGTTTTTCAAGCAAATAAATTATTTCATTCGTGTATGGTTCGCCTGATTCTTTGTTGAGTCCATAAAATGCAGGACGATAAATTAATCCGATTGTGTCGGCATCTTGTTCAAGTTGACCCGATTCACGAATGTCTGAAACAGCAGGCTTTTTATCTGCTCTCGCTTCTGGGTTTCTGTTTAGTTGACAAAGTAGCAGGAAAGGTATCCCAAGTTCTTTTTGCGCTGCTTTTAATGCTCGGCTGATACTTGCTACCTCTTGCTCCCTGTTAGCCCCTTTAAAGCCTTCCATTTTAAGTAGCTGCAAATAATCAATGATCGCCCAATCACAATTTCCTTTTCGGTGCTGTTGCCTAATTACTCTGATTGCTTCATGAACTCCACAACCTGACCGATCGTAAACAAGTATTTTCTTTTTTTCAATTTCGGCAATGGTCTGCTCAAAGATTTTTTTTTCAAATGCAGTCATTCGCCCATCCCGAAGATTCGATGAATAGATCTGATCTTTAGATTCCATCATGACAAGTCGTTGCAATAGCTGATCTTTCTGCATTTCAAGATTGATGTACACACCCGGCTTGCCTGACTTAACTCCATGAAACAATGCAAGTGCTGTTTTCCCCGTTGATGGTCTGCCTGCGATTATGATAAATTCATTCTGCCATCCACCTGTAAACTTATCAAGTGCATTAATTCCTGTAACCATTCCGCTTATCTCACCTTTTTCGGCTAATGCTTCACGTTTGTAGTATGCTTCTCGTCCTTCTTTGGATAAGTCAAGCATGTTAATAATGTCCTCAGATACGTTGCCTGTATCAATCAGTTCGGTAAGTTCCTTGATTATTGCATTTGCTTTTTCATAACCTCCATCAGATCCATTATCGTGAATAGCGTAATTGGTAATTATCTTGGTTACACTATTATTCACATATTGATCGATCAGTACATCAACGTATTCAGATACTGGAGTAAGATAAGATAGCTTTGCATTCCATCCAACTACATCACTAGGTGAAATCGTCAAACCTAAAATCTTAGCTTCCTTTGAGATTGAAAGAATATCAGGAGTTAATCCTTTTTTTGTAACTGTTGCCGATAATTCAAAGCAAGTTCGGCAAAGTGGATCTGTAAAGTGATCTGCTGTAATTCTTGCTAGGATGTCTGTATGGTATCCGTTATGGGATAAAATCAATGCAATGACTGATTGTTCGTATGTATTTTCCATCATTTGAAATGTAGTCCGTGATCTGATCGTGAATAGGTTTTTTGTTGATTTGGTTTAGTATTAGTATTTAGCGGATAAAGGTCAGACCATCCAGATGCAATTGAGTTTTTTATTGCTTGAATAACCTCGTGTTTATTTTTGTAAATATTCCTAGCTTTTTCAACCATTACTTTTATTGCTCTTTCAGTTGGTCGTTTTTTTAGTTCGATTCTGTTTTTTATAAACTCAATAAATTCTTTGTTCACATCAGAATCAGAAAAGTGTTGTCCAAACAAATCAAACTTTACCTTTTGTTTTTTATTTAAATCTTTATCTTTCTCATTATCCTTATCTACATCCTTATCCTTATCCTTATAGGCTTCGTGTTCGCTTACGATTGGCTTCGGTTTCGCTTCGGTTTCGCTTCCAAGTCGCTTCGTTTTCGCTTTATTTCCATTGATATAATTAGTGTTTCCTTTATCCAAAACTGGTCTTATCAAAATCCATATTGTCTTAGATAATCCTGATAACTCAGGCTCAACAAAATCAAGTGAGAACCCAAATATTGCATCATAGATTTCTGCTTTAGTATCTTTAGGCAAATCTTTTATTGCCTCGTACATTGAACGATAAAAAATACAACTATCTCGATTTTTCATAATAAAAAAATCCCTGTCAGTTTGCAGTTGAAGTCAATCTTTCGATCGGGTCTGCTCCCTGACAGGGAAGTTTAAATTTTTTTATCAATGGACTTCACCCCGATTGATTGTCCGTTTGGACGATGTAAATATACGAATTATTCGAATAAAGATGCTTGAGATTTTTCTCTTACTGCCATTTTTATATTTGACTTGGCTAAATCAAAATATGACTCCTTTAATTCAAATCCTATTCCTTTACGACCCATTTTAACGGCTTGATATACTTCACTACCAATACCCATAAATGGAGTTAATACAGTGTCTCCTTTATTACTATAAAGATGAATAAGCCTTTCAATGGTATCAAGTTGTAAAGGGCAGATATGTTTTTCATCACTATCCTCACGTCCGTTTCTGAATCCTTGAAGCGTATTACCATAATTAATATCCATCCATACAGGTGAAGCATATTTTTGCCAAAGATCAACCGGCAATGATGTATTGGTTACCGGGTTAATCCTTTCTCCATCCTTTCTGAAAATCATAACATAATCTGGTATTCCAACTCGGCTCATTGTACTGTCTTTTTTTACTTGTTTATGAAGTAATCCAAGAGCCTTAGTTCTTTGCATTTCAACTACTGGATCTTTCCATATTGTAATTCTTGAATGATAAATAAATCCAGCATCTTGAAAAGCCGAAAGAATCATTCCTGAGAAATCCCTTAATCCAATAAATCCCTCCTTACCTTTTTGAATTGGAATATCCATACAATGAACAGCTACATTTCTACCTGATTGCATAACTCGATATAATTCTTTGATCAAGAAACCAAACTGAATTAAAAACTCTTTATAATCTTTAGAGTTACCCATATCTTCTAAATGACTTGAATAAGTGTAAAGTTCTGCAAATGGAGGTGAAAACACAGATAGCCCAACCGAATTACTTGTAACGTCTTGTATTAGTTGAATGCAATCCCCTCTCTTAATTGAAAACCATTCATTAGTTTCCGCAAGTGTATCAAAGTCAACTGTTGAGAGTTTGTTCCCATTAAGATTTGAATTTACACTAACAGCCATTTCATCCTGCATTAATTCGAATTGATGTTGTTTTTTGTCGATTGATTGTTTTACGTTTGCCATTGTATCAGTTGTTATAAGGTAAATGTTTACTTCGTTTGTTTGTCCAAATCTGTATGATCTTCTAATTGCTTGATATAATCCTTCAAAGCTAAAATCTAATGAAGCAAATATTTGATTTCGGCAATTCTGATAGTTCATACCAAAACTTGCAATCTTTGTTTTTGTAATTAGTATTCGAAAATCATTATTTGCAAATCCAAGTAAGGTTTTTTCTTTCCATTCATTAGAATCAGATCCCTTTACTTCGAGCGCATCCGGTAGTAATTTTTTAAGCATTTCGCCTTCCTCGTTTTGCTTAATCCAAATAATGAAATTTTCATCCGGCTTTGAATTGATAATTTTAACAACCTCATCAAGTCTTTCAATCTTAGTCATTCGAAGCTCTGAATTAAAGTTTGTTGCTGAGATTATAGCATCGTTAAACAATCTGCCGTTATCCCTGTCAGGAGTTACAATTTGCTGCTCAATCAGGTTTAATGAGGGTAAATTATATCCTTCCATTTGAAAACCAATGTCATTAGGCTTATTAAGCATTATAGCCCATGTGCCAACAAATTGATAGAACAATTTAACCGCATGACCTTTAAGCCTCCATTTAGCTGTTTCGCCCCCATCATGAACAAAATACATTGCAAGCATTTCATTTCTACCCATAATATCTAAGAACTCGGAATGATTACCAAGCTCCATCGGATCGTTTGGCGAGGGTGTTGCTGTGCAAGCTAATTTGTAAGGAGTTAATTTAAAAGAATCTATGATCAGCTTTTTTGTTGCTCCTTCAAAGTTTTTAAGAATAGAACTTTCATCAAGAACAACCCCCGAATACATAGAACAGTCTATATTTTCAAGTTGATCGTAATTATTAACATGAATATTATTCATATCAATTCCAAACTTTATACCTTCCTGTTTTGTTTGACCAACAACCGCCAATGGTGCAAGAATTAAAACAGGTTTTCCGGTTTGTTTACTTACTTGATTAGCCCATTCAAGCTGCATCAATGTTTTACCTAATCCGCAATCTGCAAAGATCGCATACTTGCCAGCTTTCAATGATCTTTTGACAATAAACCTTTGAAACGGGAATAGGTGCTTGTTTAATTCTGATTCTTCAATCTCAAACCCTGATTGAATGTGTTGTTTTTGTTTCGTTTCAAGAAACTGTAAATACTCTGTTTTCATAAAAAATAAAGCCATCCCCAGTGTGCAGACCAGTTCAGGCTTTAAATTAATATCCTTTTTGATTCCTGCACGAATCGGATGCAAATGTATTATTTATTTTAATCTTTCCAAATCATTTATCATTTGATTCGTATTCAATGCTGTGTACCTCAACAGGTCATATCCAAGAATGCATGCTGAATTATATTTTTCGCAGTTGGAAGTGTAGCCTGATTTAGTTTGATGACCTCCATTACCTGATCGGGTGTTGCCTCCTAATCCTTCGTATTCAATTAGTAGGTTCATCTCAGGAATAAAGTAGTCAGCCTTCCATCTTCTATCTGCATTAAACTTGTATTCTTGAATTAATTTGTAGTTCTTTTCTTGGCAGAATTTGACCAGTTGAAAGTGAAGATCTGATTTGCTCATAATATCACTCTTGTTACTACCCGAACATTGCCATGGTTTACCGACGTTACCCGGCTGCAATCAACTCCATGAGATCGGCAAATCTCAATTGCCTGTTCAAGTGATATCGGATTGACTGATCTGATTTTTGGTTCTTCAAATTTATACTCTGGCTTACTTATGCCATGATTGATTTTGAATCGTTCACCGACCACATACAGACCTTTGTCGATTTTTGAAAGACTATCTGCCTTTAATAAGTGCCTGATTGTAGGTTCTGCTTCCCATCCTGAATCGGTTAGTTTCTTTGTTAGCTGCTTCCAAGTAACTGTCCTGTTACCGATGGAATGTAGTATTTCTTTTAGTGTCATTTTTTTGGTTTTAGTTAAACTTTCAATTATTATCTTCGTAAATAGGCAATGCGCCTTTTAATTTTGTTACTACTTTTATCGAGCTGCCAACCTCATTACATTCGACAACGGAGGAAGGCAAAGTTCTTGCGTTATTGGAATT